TTCCTCTCGATTGCTTGTTGCTGTGATGCTGAAAGCTCACGACCTTCTAATTGTTTGCGTTGTTCTTCTTCTGCTGCGGCAACTTTTAAATCTGTTTCTTGTTGGAGGTTTTGTTCAATTTGGCTAAAGGCAAATGAAGCAGTATTTTCCAATATCTGTATGGCTGTCTGCTGTGCTAATTGCCTATACTCTTCTTCTTTCTTTGCCTTTTCTTCTAAGTATTTTGTATCAATATCAGTTTGCTTTTTCTTTAAATCCTCGTAATCCTTTAACTCTTTTTCTACTTGGGCATAGATTTCTTCGGAAGTTTTATAACGACCTTCTGATGCAATCCTGCTGTATATTTCATCAATTTCAAGACTGCTTTTTTGATATTCTTTTTGAATGTCTAACTGCCTATAGTAATTCTTTTTGAGTTGTGAGGTTGAATCAACATCCTCCATTGCTCTTTTGTTGGCTTCTTCTGTGGCTTTGGCTTCTGCCTCTGCTCTTTTTCGTGCTTCTTCTTCTGCCTTTTTTAAGGCTTCTGCGTCTGCTGTTGCTTTTACTTTTGCTTTTTTCTCTTGTTGGTCTTTTAAATCTTTCTTTTCCTTTTCATCCCACTTTTTATTTATTTCATCCCTTTGCTTATTATAAAGTTCAAAATTAAGCACTGTTTCTGCATCAAATGACGCTTGGCTTTGACCTGTTTCTTTTCTTGCCTTTTCTCTTTGTTTAAACTCATAATCATAGGCAATCTTCAAGGCATCTAACTCACCTTTTTTATTTCCTTTTAATAACTCTAATCGCTTTTGCAATACTTTTTCATAAACATCTTTATCCTTTTCATACATCTTGGATAATCTTTCCTGAATCTGTTTAGTTGATTGCTCTGTGGTATTCATTTCAACAACTAAATAGGCAAGTCCTGCAATTAACAAAGATATGCCACCCGTTGCCATTGCCATTGATGCAGTAATTTCTACTCCTAATGCTTTACTTGCTACTGCTGCAACTTTTTCACTCGCTGCTAAGGCATAATTTTTTACAATTCCCTCACCCGTTGCCAAGTTTGCCAACTCCTGAACACCTTGCAGTAAAGCCATTGCACTTTGAGTTTTTAGCAATGTCTTTTCAAGTTCCTTATTTTCACTACCCAACAAACCCATTGCACCTGTAACAACTGAAACACCTCCAGCTAATCCTCTGAATCCTTCAACTACTGCATCAATCCTCTTTGTGTCGCTTGATAATGCCTTAATCTTTTGATTTACATCGCCTAAATGGTCGGTAAGTTCTGCCGCTCTCTTTGTGGCTTCAGATAATTGTTTTGCATCCAATCCACCACTTGCAATCTGTGTTTTTAATTCTTTTAACTCTTGTTTTAGGGTTTTGCTTTTCTTTCCTGCCCCTTCCATCTCCTTACCCATTTCAGCAAAGTGTTCAGCAACTCCTTCTAATATTCCTGCTTGAATTTCTGCTTTAATACTTGCCATTTCATCACCAAAGTTTCCTGCTTCCTTTGTTGTGGCTTTTAATGTGTTAAGATATTTGGCTTGGGATTGATTTATTTCATCAATCTTTCTTGCATCTTCCTCAGTAATCTTTCCAATAAGTTTTAGTTGTTCAACCGCAGGTTGTAATCCTGTGGTGTCGGCAGTAAACTTGATAATTACGTTTTCCACTATTTCTTATTAGCGGTTCTATTTAGTTGTTGGCTCTTCGCTTCGTTTGCGAAAAAAAAGAAATCGTACAAATTTAATGAATTTATTTGAAATGTTGGTGGAAGAAATTTCATTACTATTAATTTCAATCGTTCTCGGCTTTCAATTCCTCCTCTAACAGAATCAATGAATGAGCCACTTTCTGCAAACTTTCTATTTTGTCCACCACCCTCAAATACGTTAGGGAACTGTCTGCGTATGTATTTAAAAACGGTATCAATTTCTTTAAAGGTTCGTGCAAAAAAAAACCATCTCCATATTTTTTCCAACTTTCAATCTTATGCTTATTGTATTCGTGGTCGTATCTCAATACGCTTTCTTTGTCATCAATAAAGGCTACTGAGGCAACCTTATAGATAATCTCTGGGCTTATGATGTATTTCAATCGTTCTTCAAATCGTGCTATCTCAATGAACATATTTTTTAAGTCCAAAGATTTACCATTCTTTACCTCAGTGCATTTTTTCATTACTTCGATGTGATTGAGAATGTAATCTCTTGTAACTCCATTTTGAAGTTCTTCAAAAAATATTAAGGCATCCAATCCACGTTGGAATGGCATTGAATTTTTATCTTTAAACTCGTAGTATTTTACTTTATTACATTCAAATGCAAACTCTAAAGTAAATCCATCCTTTACGATTACATTAGAACTCGGTGCTAAGTTCTGTAATTGCTTTTTTATCGCTCCAAACATTATTTATTTTTATTTGATATTGGTTTAATTTCTTGTAAACTTTTACTTCTGTTGATCCGTTTGCAAATCTATGATATTGGTTGTTGCCTTGGCATCCACAAGAATGCCCTTGAGCAACAAATCCATTATTGTTTAAGATTAGCAACCAATTCATTTAATCTCGGTAAATTATTGAGGTTAATATTTTATTAAGCCCACTCAAAGCTATACAATAGGCAAACATCCAAAAGTAACCGTAAGGCTGACCATCGTAAACAAAGAAAGCAAATGGAAATCCATAGAGTAGTATCATACAAGGAGGGCAGTTATAAAGTGGCTTTGTTATCCAAAACCATTCATCGCCAATGAACTTTTCAAATCGTTCTGTTATGGGCTTAAAAATCATTCCTTCCCCTGCAAAGATGTTGTGAATACCAATTATTGCAAGTGAGTTAAAAAAAAGTAACATAAAGACTTGAAATGCCTCAATCTTTGTGTTTAGAATCCATAGTTGTTCTTCCATTGTGTTGTTTATTTTGGTTTTTATGAGCAACAAGGCACATTTTCTGTTCTTATTGCTGCATCTATTAATACCTTAGTAAAGTTTAAAACTATTTGAGAATAATCATTTTCACATAGTGTTAAAATAACTGGTGTACATAGGTCAGTTAATTCAAATATCTGAACTATTATCTCTCCCGTTCCATCGTTCCAAAATCCACTCAACAATCCATCTTTAGATAGTGATAGAGTGCCTCCTGCATTAGTTGTTAGCCTTGTCTTTAAGACCATCCCATTGGCAAAGGTAAACCTTACTTCATAAATTGTTGTTGCCTCTAAATCTAAGTTTAAGGCGATGAAATCAATACATCCCGGTACATCTTGTTTGTATGTTGCGTTGCAATTAAGTAGTGCCATATTTTATCTTTTTATTCCCCAAAAGTACAAATCTTGAGGAAATTCTAATCGTGTTTTAAATTGATAAATTAAAAAGTCTTTTTCAAAGTTAAAGTTGCCAAAGAAATTGCCCTCAGTTAAATTCATGTAGTAATCTTCCCAATCTTCGGCTTTACTTGTAAATGGTGAATCGCTTGGCGATGTTCGTTTTGTTCCGTGTTCAGGTCTGCCTGTGGTTGCACAAGTAAATAAAAATAAACCTCCACTCTTTAATAGATTGTCGATTACATTTCTTACCGTTTCTCTCCAATGTTTATCGTGTTCAAAGCATTCAGTAGAAATAACAACATCAAATTTGTGGTTCTCAGCAGGTTTAAATTCGTGGCCTTTGCAAACAATATCAACATTCTTACCTTCTCCAATATCAATGCCAGTGTAATCGTAATTCTCAAATAAATATCGGTTGTTTCCATTAATATCTAAACTACCAATATCTAAAACGCTAACTCCTTTAAAAAAGTCAGGCATAAATTCTTTAACTGATTTGCAGAAGTTTATTTGCTCTTGATGGGCCATTATTTATATTTTTCGGTAAATATTTTATAATCTTCTGCTTGTATAAGTCCAAATTCAGGAAGTCTTGTTGTGGTGCTTATATCACTTTCAATCTTGCATCCGTATAGCTTCTTGGCTTTGCCTTTAGCGTATTTGATTAGGTAGTCATCACCACAAGCAATCTTTAACTCAAATGGAATATCTACATAGTTAGATTTGTGGATGAACATTGCACATCCATATCCATAGGGTCGTTCAACTACATCGGTAAGGTTCATTGATACGGATTGTTTTAAGGCATAATTCTCAAAACACATACCAACTACTCCAACATCTGTTAACTTATCGTTTAAGAAGCTAAAAACATTAGTGTCAATTAGGATGTCATCGTTAAGGATGGCAATGTTATCATTGTCGGCAAGTTTAACTCCATAATTCCACGACTCATTTACAAATAAATTTTCAACCCTTTTATCAATATAAAGTTTGGTGTTGTAAATCAATAACTCTTTTTCTAACTCGCTTCTTTCATTTGAAATTATAGTTATATCATTTACCAACTCGCAATCAATTAGCGATTGAATTAATGGCTTTATCTTGTCAGATTTCCAAAGGGTAGGTATGATTACACTGAACATAACACTCTATTATTTAATTGGCTTTGTAATTCTTGTATTTTGTTCGCTAACTTTTTAAATGTTTTTTTTTCTTTAAGTTCATGTAACAATAAAGCTTCGTTTATACCTTTAATACCTTTTGCATGAAATTTTGTACATTGAACATCTATACAATCATTAGTTGAGTATGTAAAGTAATTTAAATAAAGGCGTTCTGTTACTTTTTCGTTTTTTTTATAAACTCCCAATTCTAACCTTTTTTCGTACATTTCAATAATATCCTCAATTTCGAAAGAATTATTGGCATCAAACATTTTTACTTCTTTTATAAAATCTATACTATAAGTAAATCTATCATTAACGTACATTACTAAATCACCTTTTTTTAAAATAGGCTTTTGTTTATAAAATGTTATTGTTAAATTTTTGTGCTTAATTGTTTTCATAGTTTTTAATTGTTGTTTGCAAACTTACTAATTTTTTTTAATCTCTAACCAAAAACTTTGAACAAAATGTATTACAAGCGTATCTAAAAGTATCTAAGGCATCGGATTGTTGGGCAGGGTCGTTTCTATCTGCTTTCTTAATTGAGCCATCAGGCAACACCGTAACATTCTCAAAGTCGAATTGCAATGGCTTTGTGTTGTCCTTATCCAATAGAACATTCCCTCTACTCAATAAGCTATTAACCAATACTCGGTTATCCGCTAATCTCGGATTAACTACCGGCACCATCATTTGATTATTTGATAGATTTAATTTGGCTCTGATTATCTTGTAATAGTTCATATTGTCTTGAACCATCGCTGAGGTAGATGAACCACTTGCATCGCCAGTAACCAAGTAAAGTGTGTTTCCATACTTGGTCTTAATCACATCGCAAAGTTCATAAATATCTGAATTAGCAAGTTTAATCGTTTCGATTACTCGAATAGTGTCAAAGGATGGTATTTGTAAAACTGAGCAACTAATTGGGTTTTTGTTAAAGTCAAATGATAAAATTATCTCTAAGTTTTTTAGTATCTCAACTTTCTGCAAATGTTTATTAGGCTCAAAAGCATAAGCCCATAACATAGTGTCAAGGGTAACATCCTCAGCCAGATACTCACAATTAAAGTACATCGGATCAAGTGTTGCCTTTGCTGAATCTATCTCTTGAGCATCCATAAATGGGTTGTCGTATGTTGTAAACTTCCATCCTTGCCATTCGTGTTGATACTTTTCATCGGTTGACCTTTTGAACAACTCTTTAAAGTAAGTCTTACCGAATTGAGGTGTAGATAAAAACCAACAATCCCCAATGTAATCTGTTAGGGTTGCTCTTATTGTTCCGTTCCAAGCGGTTTTAAGTTTTTTAGCTTTTTCGCACTCGTCAATAACTACTCGTTTGTATTTTCGACCTCTACCAGAGTCGGGTTCATCTAATGACCACATATCAATAACACCTCCCGTTATCAATCTAATTTGCTTTAATTGTTCATTCTTCTGCTTGATGGCATCGCCAAGTATTTTGACAATGTCAATCCAAAAGTCATTAAGGTCTTTGTATGTAGGGCAGAAATAAGCTACTGGAAATCCATCCAATGCAGGTTCAATAATTAGTTCTTTGGCTATGGAGGTCTTTCCAAATCTTCTACCACACTTCAAAACATTGAATCGCCTTTTTGTTTGCATAATCAACTCTTGGTTGATATGCCTTTTTTGGAGTTTAATTATTACCTCACTCACGGACTACTTTTATAAGTAAATCACTTTTACTTTCAATGTCTGCTTTTATGTCTGTTGGAATTAGCTTGGCAGCAATCTTATAAAATTCAGTTGTGTTGTTTCTACCCCAAATTAATAAATTTGCTTTTGGGTCTGCTTGTAGCTTTTCAAATACATCAAAAACTACTTCTTTAACTGATTTAGTTATTTTGTTTTTTGCTCCTTTCGGTTTTCCCGAATTGCCTTTCTCAAATTTTGCCATTCGTATTTAATCGTATTTATCGGCTATTGCCATTGTGCAAATATACAAATTATTTAATTGTCAAATCTGTTTCCCAAACTTTTAGAATTTCTTTGGCCTTAGCCCGGAATATGTTTTTTTTTGACTGAGGCACTCGAAAACGGAGAACTTCTGTAGGCTCTCCGTATTTTTGTTTTGCTCCTGCTCCTTTTGGGTTTTGGGTTGTTTTAGTTGCCATTTTATAAATTAAATAATTTTTTTAATTGTTCTTTAAATTTATCATTTGCCTCAATTCCTTTTTCTGTTGCCATTCCATCTCTAAAAGTTGGTGTTCTTTCTAAAATAGCGGTTAAATTTTCAACTTCTTTTGCTATTACTTTTGCTTGCTCATCAACAATTAATTGAAATTTGCTTGTAGAGTTGTCTAAATCTGCAAATGAAATATAACCGACTAATTCGTTTTTTGAAACCTCGCAATCATTTATTGTTGTCGAAAACCCTTTCAATGTCCAAATACAAGAAGCAACTCTACCCCAGTGGTTAGATTGTCTGACAACCCCTTCTGTCGTGTACCAATATTTAGAAGATACATTGCCAAATTTATCTAAAGAAATATAATCGGGTGCGGTTGTAGGCAAATCACATTTTGAGAATGTTCCTTTTGTCATTAAGTGAAAATTGGTTGCGTTTGTCATGATTCCTAATTGTTATTTCTTTGACAAATGTACACACTTATTTTTATTTTGTACCACGCAATCAATAATATTTTGCTTATTTTTTATAACTTGCTGAAAATCAAATCTATTATTTTTGTTTTGTCGTTAAAAGGCATCGTTGCCTATGTCTGTAAATTCATTCTTTGGGATAAAGTCCCAATTATCTTTTTTGTTTATTGGTGTGTCGAATGCTCCGTTGGGCTTTATTGGGGTTGGTGGTAGTTCAAATGCTTCTACTTGTTTCTTTTCTCCTAATATCCAATTGGTATTGTCGGGGATAAATGTATAATATCTTCCATTAATAAAGTGCCATCCCAATGAACACATTGTGCCTGACTGTCCCCAGTGTTTAAACTTTACTTTTTGTATGTATATTTCTGTTTTCTTGGAATCATAGTTGCGATATACGGTTAATCCGTTGTGAGTTTTATTAAAGAAGTTTGCAGATCCATTTATGTTGTAAAGGTTTGGCACTTCAAATAAACCCGTTTTTTTATCTTTCATAATCTTAGTTGGGTGAGCCACTAAAAAGCAATGTACCATATTTCTTTCACAAAATGTTGCTAATATATCCAATTGTTTTGAAACATAGTGTGTTGAATCTTCATTGTGTTCTAACTTATTCCAAGCATCAATTACAAAAGCATTTACTCCGTATTTTCTAATTAAACTTTTTACCATCCGCAAAATATCCTCAAGTTTAAAATCATTTTCGGGTTTTATGAAAAAGAAGTTTTTTGAAAAGTAATCTTTGGCCAATTCCAATTCCATTTTATTCATTTTGTAATTTCCATCAAATGCTTTGCCTATTAATTTCTCAGCAAACTTGCTAAAGTGAAGTTCTAAAGGATAGTTTTCAGGGCTGAATAAACCAAACTTCCACCCGGCACGAATGTTTAATGATGCACAAATAAAATCTAATACCTCCGACTTTCCGTGATTTGGGATGCCTGTAATCGTTGTGATGTATCCTAAATGAAATTTAAGGTTTTCATCAAATGTTTCTAAGCCTATTGTTTCGCCTTGTGGCAATCCGTTGTTGTAATAATTATCTATCTCTTCGTTTAAGTCTGTGGAGGTAAATATGCCGACTAAAGGATATTCAATTTTGTTGTTTATGCTTTCTAAAATCCCATCCATTCCGTATTTAACCAAGCATTCATTTGCATCTTTGCAATCTTTGAACGCTACCTTTGAGCAATTTTCAACCCCTAATCTTCGGGCAAATTCATCTCTTAAACTATTTCCAGCTTGGTCGTTATCTAAGGCCAATATAAACCTTGTATCTTCATCAAATAGGTCTATGCAATTGTCTAAGTAAGTAAGATTGTTTCTGCCTATTGTAGCACCATTTGGAACGCTAATAACATTTTCAATTCCGCACTCAATTAATGTTAAACAATCAATTTCACCTTCAACAATTATTATTTCTTTTTGGTCTTTTACTGCATCCAAATTATAAAAAATCAACTCAGCATCTTTTGCCAATTTGAATTGTTTGTTGCCAGTGCGATATTTTACGTTTATCAATTCACCATCTCTAAAGTAGTTAAATTGTACGGTGTTGATGTTTCCGTTTGTTTGTGGCATCCATTCTAATCCCTCTGTAATCTTTGCCTTTAATAATGTTTTTTGGCTAATCTTCCTTGTTTCAAACCACTTAACCAACTTTTCAGATAGTGTTGTTTCGTTTTTCCAAATAGGTCGTTTATATTCAATCCTTTGGTAGTTGTTTTCTAATTTCTCTAACTTCTTGTAAAAAGCCTTACCACAATGAGAGCAACTTCCTACTTCCTTTGTTGCGTTGTAGCTAAAGCATTTATCTTTTGACTTTTTTCGTTCGTGAGAACAAGCTGGGCAAGTCTGTTTGTTTTCGCCACCTTTGGAAATATCAATTTGATATTCACGCTTTGATTCCTTTTCTATTACTGCTATTGTCATAATTAATGTACCATTGGTCTTTCGGTTGTTTTACTTTTTTCTGCTTGTTCTTTTTGAAGCCATTTTTTGGCGGTATAGTACAAACTTACATAACTTGTATTTTTTTTGTAGTTTTCTATTGATTCCAATACATCGTCAATCTGTTGTTTAGTGTAACCCGCTAAATTTAGTTTATGTACTTCTTCATTTGTTATTGAAAGATGCAGAAATGATTTGTATATTTTTATTTCATTCTTTTCATTGTTATCATTCTTATCATTCTTGTTTGTGTGACTTTGCGTTTGGTTTGCGTTTGGTTTGCGTTTGGAAGTCGTTTGTTTTGCGTTTGAAGTGTCTTGATAAGTATCATAATTACAAATAGTTATCCGTGTAGAAATTTGAATATTTTCAATTGTAATCATACCATCCTTTGCAAGAAGTTTAAAAAAGTTCCTTATGTAGTCTTTTGACACTTTAAATGTGTTTGCCCAACTTAATAAACTGCGTACAGATTGACCTCTTTTGCAGTCATAAATGTTTTGTCCAATGTTTACTTTTTGGTCTGAGTGATTAACTATTAATAGCAAACCAATCCAAATTCTAAGTTTAACTGGGTCTTGAAAAATCCAATGATTTAACAAACTGCGTTCTAATTTTATCCATCCATCCATACTATTCTAATTGATTGGCTTTTTGTAATAAGTCGTTAGCCATATCAATGGCAGTTTCTTTGCTAATTATAATTTGTGTAGAAAACAAGTCATTTGCTGAGTTGTTTTTTGTTTCAATTACAATTTGATTGTTGGTTGTTTTAAATGATTTAATAGTAAATAAATCATTGTCACTTAAATACTCTTTAATAAATCTTGGGTTTTTCATAAAATATAATTTTTAGTTATTAATTTTTTTTAGTTGTGAAATTACTTTTGATAGTTTTTTGTTAGTTTCTTCAAGTTCTTCCAAACTTAAATCTTTAACAATTGCACAAGGTGTAGAATCCTCAATGGTTATCTCTTTCCCCGAGCCTAATTTAATTGATACTTTAAAATTGTCATTGTTATCAATGTTCCAAGTAATATCTTCCATAATGTTTATTAACGTCAAAACCCTCGATATTTTCACGGCATTGAAAATATGAGGGTTTGATGTATATGCAATATTGCTATTGCTTATTTCTATTCGTTGTATGCCGACAACTATTAATTGTAAATTTTAAGAACGGTTTTGCAATGTTACGGATTATTTTTTTAATCTGCAAATGAATTAGAATGCAGAAATTTGTTTCTTTTCTACAAATCTACTTTTAACTTCCTTAATATTTATTTTCATTTGCTTATAGTAGGAATCCTTTAATTCAATACCAATAGCTTTGCGACCTAAAGACAATGGAGAATAAACCTCACTTCCAACCCCTGCAAAAGGAGTTAAAACAACTTCATTAGGATTTGAATACAATTCTACCAATCTATCAATTACATCTAATTGTAAAGGGTGTACATGCTTTTCGTCATCTTCTTCTTTGGAATCTCTAAAAGGTAGAACATTATCAATTCTAATATCATCCCAAACACTCGAAGCATACCTTTGCCAAATGTAGTGATTTAACTTTGTGATTTTATCTTCTTTGTTTATGTTGTTTAAATGTTCCCAAAGTTGTTCTTCGTTTAAGTCTGAGTTATTTGCATTGTTCCAAGCCCTTAAAATGTTTGGCAAAATTGGAATTTCGCCTGCATAATAATTTATTCCAAATGGATGTGTTACTGGTACTTCATTTTCACCTTTTTTTGTAAATACTAAAACATAATCAGGCATAGCAGTAAAACATTTTGTTGAATCCTCAACTATAAATTTGTGCATTAAAGATTGAACCATTGTTCTCATTCTTACTTTTAAAGGCTCTTTCCAAATAGTTATTCTGTTTCTGTATTCAAATCCAAACTTTTCGTGAATCTTAATAACCTCGTGTGGAAAATCCCAAAGCCTACAAGTATTATCAAAAACATCTGTAACGTGAACAGCGTTTATTCTGCCCGGCTTTGTTACCCTCGACAATTGCTCTACTAAAAATTCATATTGTTGCAAAAATTGTTCTTTGTTTTCACAATTAGAAAAATCTTTTTCACTACTTGAATAATTGTATAAACCTGCAAACGGAGGTGAATAAATTACTAAGTCAATTGATTCTGTTTTTAAGGTGCTTACGACCTCCATGCAATCGCCATTATAGATTGCATAATTTTCTTTTACTTCTTGTTCTTTTACCATTTTAAATAAAGTTAGGTGTGATTATTTGATTGTTAAATTGTTTTGTTTTATGTTCAAATACTTGATTTACATTTTTAGTTAGATTTTTATGTAATTCAATTGCTTTTTGTGTTTTTTGTTGTAGTGCTTCAATTACTCTTGTTTGTCCATCGGAAATAACCATATCAATAACAACATTGTTTTTTTGTCCAAACCTCCAAAATCTACGAATAGCTTGGTAGTATTGCTCATAACTCCAAGTAGGAAAAAATACTGAATGATTGCAGTGTTGCCAGTTTAATCCCATTGAAGTCATTTTTGCCTTTGTTATTAATCTTTTTATTTCACCATTAGCAAAAGCCAAAAGTATTTCCTCTTTTTTTTCGATAGTTTGACTTCCAATTATTTCGACTGCTTCTTTATCTGAACTTTTTAAAATAGCACTCTCATTGTTAGTATTGCACCAATAAACAGAAGTTTTATCTTTTGCCAATTCAATAGCCTTTACACATCTTTTTTCTTCTGTTTGTTTTTGTTCGTGTCTTACCTCAGTCATTGATTTAGCAATAGGAGTGAACATTGTTACTTGCCCATTTACATCAAACATAGATTGATTTTCTACAATATGTTTATTGACAATTAACTCAGGCAAATTATACCTTTGATTTGAAAATCCTATATCAGAAGGCATTTTTACCATTATTGCCCATTGATTTACCCAAGCAAAAAAATCTGTTTCAGCGTGTGGTTTTAAATAAAATTTTTCACCAATATTTCTATTATTTGAATCTACTGAGTTTTGGTTATTCTTAAAAAACTTTGTTAGCATATCCATGTACCCCATGTATCCTAATGCTTCTGAACTGGTTCCAAGTTCTATAAAATCGTTTGGAGATGGAGTTGCTGTGCTTAAATATCTATAAGGAATTTTTTTTACAAAAGCAGTTACTTGACTTTTTATTTTACCATCAAAGTTTTTAAGTATTGAACTTTCATCTAAAATAACACCTACAAAATCAGATGAATCAAAATAGTGCAATCTTTCATAGTTGCAAATAACAATCTTTTTAGTGTGCTTACCATCTTTGGAATACTCAATGTCATCAATTCCAAGTTTCTCAGCTTCTAAAATAAATTGAAATGCAACCGCTAAAGGAGTTAAAATTAAAACCTTTTTATTAGTGTGTTCAATAATGTTTTTGGCAATTGATAATTGAATTAAGGTTTTACCTAATCCAGTGTCGGCAAAAATTGCCATCCGACCTTTTTTTACTGCTTTCTCAATAATAAATTTTTGAAAGTCAAAAGCAATTTCAGGAACATAATTTGCTTCAAATCCAAAGTTTCCTATTGAGTGCTTCTTTTTTTCTAAAAACTCTAAATAGTTTTGCATAGTTTATAAATAGTTAAACCCCCTATCAATGCTGTCAACCGCCAAGTTAAGCAACATCAATAGAGGGTTATTTTTTAAATTTCTTTTCATCTTGGCGGTTATTTCGTTGGCAAATGTAATATTATTTTTTAATTAACAAATTTGTTTAACTTTTCTTTTTGCAAAAAATCCCTTCAACTCAGGATGTTCAGCCTCGTACAACCTCGCATAGTAAGGAGTATAATTGTTGTTGACCTTGAATCCATCTTTCTTAATTTCATCGTGCTTTGTGAACCTAACAATGTGCAGAACTCCATCGGATGAATACTTCTTAAATCCTCGATTGATTAGCTGAGCAATTACTCCTTTGTAATACTCGTAAACCTTTGGATATTTGGCGTGATAGTCAATAAATTTTTGTGGGTAGTTTTCCATAATTAATAATTAATTGTTTGTTGTTCTTCTGGTGATGGCAAAGTAATTCCAAGAAAGTCTTTAGCCCAAGTAATAAGGCTGTCAATAAAATCAATAAACTCAGATTTGGTTAAGGTAGCAGTTGATCCAATCTTATCATAAGGCTCAACTTTTTCAATGTCGTGAATTTCTCCGGTAGATACATCAACATAGATTCCATCCTCCAATGCTAAGATTACTGATTTTCCATTTACAACCGATATAAAGCGTTTTAATTTTAAAAACTTATATTTTACCAACTCGTGCATTTCATCCTTGCTATGGCCTAATTCTTGGCTCAAAATGTCGATATAAACCCAATACAGACTATTCTGCTGCAAACTTCTTGAACTCTTTTGCTTTTCGATTGTAATAACCACTCTTTTACCCTCCAAGTGTGCTAATTCTTGGAGGATATTTTGAGTAGTATTTTTTTGCAACTTGCCATCTTTGACCGTGCTGAAAAAAGTTGATTTCATTACTTGATTTGAATGTTTTGATTAATCTGCAACCTTGCACCAATAACTACCTCGCCTTTCTTGATGGCTTCTTTAATGGCAGTTTTATCAATTGTATAAGTTGTTTTTTCCTTTAAGAATTGTGCAGGAATATCAGCCTCATTATCAATTTCAACTGATTCACTTTTGCGGAAGCTAATCTTTAAGGTCGGAGTTTCTAACTTATTAATCTGATACAATTGCATCGCATTACTTACAGTTGTTTCTAATCTCTCAATAGTTTTAAGCCTCGCCTTTTTTAGTTCGCCTAATCGCTTAATTTCGGCATCAATGATTGATACATCACTTTCCATTTGCTTAACTACAAATCCGTAGCCCCTTGCTTTTTGTTCTAACTGCTCCTGATTGATTGTAAGTTGCAATTCGAGTTCGGGAGAACATTCTCCTCCCGATTCGATTAGTTGATTTGCAAGTTCTAAATACTCTTTTTCTATTTGGTAAATGTTTAGGTTGCTCATTTTACAAAGTTGTTAAAAGGGTTTCTACTTCTTTAGATAAACGATATTTGGCTTTGATTTTATCAATAGTGCCATCGCCTTGCAACCATTCCTTTGCCTTTGCAAATTGTTCACTATCTTTATTTAACCATGCCTTTTCTATTTGTGCCGGTTGTGGTGTTGGATTACTTGCTTTGTTGCCATCGTCATCTTCTGCTCCAACATTTACCAAAGATTGCAAACCGTATCTTCTTGCATAGGTTATCCCTGAGCCTTGCGATTGAGCATCATTTTGTTTGCTGTAAATGATTTCTGTTAGTGCTTCGATACTTTCTCCCGATTCGTGCAAAAGGATTGTTTTAATAAAGTTTTTGCCATCAATAAAGGCAGTTGGCTGAAGTACCACAATACCATTGTTATTTAAGTGTGGCATTGATGCCTCCCTAATTGAATTTAGGTCTGCATAGTTTGATTTGAAAAAAGGGTTTTTAGCATCTTTTTTGGCCGTTCCCATTTCTTTTTGAGCCTTTAATAAGGCGGTTGCGATTAGTTTCATAGTTGTTTTTGTTAGTTGATTTTCCAAATTTCGATTGTGTTGTAATATTTTCCGTTGTGTTCACGACCTCTAATGTTGATGTGGGCAGTTACTTCTTCACCTGCAGATTTGCTATTAAACAAATCAATAGTTTTGTTAGATACTTGGCAACTTATCTTCTGAGGATATTCGCCAGATGTTTCGATTACGATTTCTCTTTTTGTGAATTTATCGGAGATATACTCAATATCTCCGATTTTTACAATTGTTCCTTTTAATTCCATTTTGTTTTTTTTTGTGATTATTTACGTGTGTTGTAATATACTTCGTGTTCTTCAATGACTTCAAAAACTTGCTCTAATTTGTCGTATAATTGCTCAATCCTTGCATTCTCAAGTAAATTAATAGTCATGTAGCTATGTCTATCTTCTTCTATTGGTTCGCCATCAAATTGAGTAAGGCGGTCAATCCTATCAATGTACTGAAAAGTTAAGATACCATCCTTAACCCAATAATCTACATGCTGATTATCTTTAAAGTAAAATCCGTTCATAACTCTTGCTTGTCTGAACATTTCTATCTTAGCAAATGTAACCAATGGCAAGAATGGGTCAACTGTTGTTTGTGTTTGTGTTTTTTCTAATGTGTTCATAGTTGTTTTTTTTAATTGTTAATTGTTGAATGCAAAAGTATAAAAATATATTAATATATCAATACTATTGATAAAAATAAATTGCAAATAATTGTTAATCAAGCTAATTAATTTTTAACTCAGCTAATTTATCTAAGATAGAATTGTTATCAAAATCATTGCTTCTAATCTTTTTTTCTACTATGGCCCTAAACTCTCTCAGCCAATTAATAGGATAACTAAATACCTTATAATCTAAACTCAATTTCTTTAGATTGTTAAAATTATCAAGGCCAATTTTTTTAATTAAATTTGGTGTGTACTCAGCAAGATTTCCATCGTTATATTGGTTGCAATTTACACACTCTGCTGAAACATTAAATGGGTGAAATATAACACCGCTAAATATTTCACATTTAAAATGGTGTCCTCCGTCTATTTTATTGTTATTAAAAGGCTTTTCACAGGCTATGCAAGTATTTATATTATTTGCTTTATCTCGTAGTACACACCACCTTTGAAATGGTTTTTTTGTCAAGATTAATTCTTGTTGGTAGGATCGTGTTTCCTTTTTTTGCTCACGTTTAAATTTAGGCCAATTAGCATTAGCTTTTTGCTGCCATTCAATTGCAGATTTGTTTTTTGCTTCTTTCTTTTCAATTATCTTCTTTGCCTTTTCTTTGGCCTCAGCTTGTTTTTTTTGCCCCTCTGGTGTATTGATTAACCAAGTTATGTAATGTGATTGATTGACTTGTTTTTGCCCTAATTTGGTAGGAACAAACTCAGCACCGCAACCACAATTACATATCTTACTTTTTGCCATAGTTAAGCACTTACTAATAAACTATTAAATGGCTCATTGTCCAAAGTAGATTTTTCTAATTCCTTAGCCAATAAATCAATTTCTCTATCCTTGCTCAATAACTCCTTTAATTGTTCTCTAAATGAATAATTTTCGCCAATGTATCTGCCCAATTTTATTAACTTGGAACTGTTAAAAAAATGATTTGCCAATAGCAACATTTCTTGTTCTTGATGCTCCCTAAAGTTAGTTAATCTGTTAAATATTGCCTCTACGCTACAATAGCAATGGTGATAATCTAAATCTCCTACCTCCCTTAATTCAATGTGCCTATTGACTGAATTGATTATTGTGGCGTGGTTTTTCGGTCTGCCCTTTGGAGCATCAACTTTTCTTAATCCTCCAACTTTAATGATTTTCTCACCATTAAAATAACTTGCTGTTTTATTTAATGTCGGAGGTATGTTATTAATCAATGACCTCTTTTGAATAAAATAAATTAATACTTTGCGAATTAAGATAATTTCACCTTTTCTTGCAACCGATAATACCTTGCTTTTTTCTGCTCCAAATTCAAGGCAAACAGAGTTGATAAATTTATCAATGTCTAATTCTCTGCGGTCTGTTCTGTCTGTTAAATAAAAATTTGTTTTCATTTTTTTTGTTTTTGATTGTTAGTAATTCATTGTTAGTTGTATGTCTATGCTTAATTTGTCTGCATAATGGCACATTAAAAAAAAGTCAATTTTACCTTGTTCAAATTCGTTCAATTTCTTTCTGCTTACTCCAAGCCAGTCAGCCATAAACTCTTGAGAGAATTTTGACTCTTTTCTCTCTTGTATCAAAATGGAAACAATTGACTGATAGTTTTGCAGCCCTTGTACACTTTCGGTTACATTTTTATTCATAAGTTGTTGATTAATAATTAATACTACTAATTGAGTAGTTATGTGCAATAATTTTTTTAAACTTTTTTTGCCACCGCACCTTAGTCGGTACAAAATCCTGCTTGACATCCGCTTCCAGTTCCGAAGTAAAAATCTTGTTGCAGTCCAATAGTTTTAATTTTCTCATAACTCATTTCTTTTTTCCATTTACGTTTTAGTGTTATTTCCATATCTGCGAACCATTGCATCTTTAAACTTTCATCATCAAAGTTTTTCCTAAGTTGTTGTGGGTTTTTCCAAAAGCAACCAACGCAATTACTATCAGGTGGAAATATCAAATCTGTTTTATTTGCCCATTGTGCTACTTGGTAATGGCTTATTCTATTTTCAATCAATGGATATTTACAAGTTCTCCATTCAATTTCTGTCCATTTATTTCTACCATTAGCACTTTGCCCTGTAATAGTTTTAAACTTTGTATTTTGGCTATTGGCACGTTCTTTTTCATCAAACCTAAAACCGATATTCATTTCAACCATTCCAAAATGATTATTGCAAAATTCAAATATTGGTTTCATTTTCATTTCAGTTGTGCAAAATCTCATCATTAAGTTTGGCAATGCTTTTCTTTTTAAGCACACTTGCTCAAAAGTATCTCCAGTAACCCAAATTATCTCTTTACCAAGTAACTGCTCCAAATCAAACATTAAGGTCAATGTAGTATCACTTTCAGCAGTAGCAATAAAATCCATTCCTATTTTATCGCTTATCTTTTGCACCAATGTTTTATCTTTTGGAGTGCATCGACTATCTTCAATTCTTACCAATGCAAATACATTGTAATCGGTTGGATAGTGTTTCGCTAAGTAAGCAGAAGTTTTGCCTCCTGAAATTGATGTTATTGTTTTCATATTATAATTTAAAAGCCCACGCACAAAAGTTTAAAAAAATTACAGACACATAACAGCAAATAAGCAAAAGCCCAAATCCCACCGCACAATGCCAACGCTATTTGTGCCTTCGCTTATCTGCAAAACGTTATCAGATTGACTTATCATACATTATAGACTATAATCATAGTTAATGAATGATTTACTCACCATCCAACTCTATATCTGCATTTTTCTTTTTAAACGATTTGAACTCAGGATGGCTCTCGATAAAAATCTTGCCAAATGCCTCTCCTTTTTTCAGACTACTGCTCGGCTCTGTTGCCTTGTAGATAATTGAGTTCACAAATGCCATTTGCATCGGTGAAATGATGTATTGAATTTTTTTCTTTGACATATTAATTGTGTTTTGTGGTTATTCCGTTGTGAGTAGTCTGCCAAATTTTAATCTTTTTTTCTTCTTGCTTTGGCTCTTGAATTGAGTATCTATCTCGGTGTGATGTACACCATTCATACTTTAGCAATAAATTGTTTAGGTAGTCTGTAAATTGATTTAGTTTTTTCATATTAATTGTGATTTGTTGTTTGCAAAAATATACAAATATATTAATATAAACAAAATTATTTTTAATTAACTGATATACAAATAGATTAATTTTGTAGAAACGAAAAAACCCACCTATTAAAGTGGGCTTCTCGAACAATCAATTACCAGTCTATGAAAACTAATTGCACAAATGTAGGAATTATTTTTAAATAAAAAAGCCCCAATATTAATTGAGGCAAAAATAGCAGTCCAACTGAATCTGTCAGTTGATAAGCCATTTATTTTAAAAATTGGGTAAAATTATTTTTTTTTACCTTCCAAATTGCAACAAGGGTAAACACTACTCCTGTAATAATTAATATAATCCACAATAAAAATTTAAAACTTGGAGTTTTTTTGACTTCCTTAACTTTTACTAACTCGCTTTTTGACTTGCTTTCTTTTGACTTGTCAACTTTTGACAAATCTATTTTTTTGCTTTCTGCGGAGGTTTCTTTTTTATCCTCTTTACCTTTTTCAATTATATTGCCCTTTATATTGGTTTTTGTCGTTGTGGTGCGATTAATAACCTTGCCACTATCATTCATAACTTCAAAGATAGTAACCTCGCTTAAATCGAAAAATTCTGTCTTTGTATCGGTGGTGAATGTTGATACTATTTCCTTTTCCCTTTCGACCTCAGCAACTGAATCAACTTTTGTTTCTTGATCCGTTTTAGTTTCCTCTTTGCTTTTTTCTTTGCGTAAATTCTTGATGACATTGCAACTAAATGTTGTTGCTATAAGTAGGACCAGGATTAATTTTTTCATAAGTTTTTATTTATAAATTCTTGAATAAACTCTATTATTTCAGATGGAGATGTTTCAGGATTACTATCAAAAAACCATTCCATTTCTTTAATTAAATTATGCTGTGTTTGAAAACCCAAGTTAGCTTTTTGCACATATTCTAAATGCTCAAACAAATCTTGTTGACTTTCAAATTCTGTTGTTACTGTTGTTTTCATCAATCTTTAATCCAACTTGATAAAATAAATATTTTATTTTTTATTCTTTGCAATTCATCATTTGTGAATGGACTTTCCATAAATGGCTCTGATGCAAAAACCGTTCTTTCTAAATTAACCTTTTGCGATTCCAATAAATTACTAAGCACCACTACCCACTCCCGAACTTCATCAATAGGAATAATCTCTGCCTTTGCTTTTTCTTTTGGCTTTCTTGGTTTTGTTGTTACCGCCATAACTATCTAATTTTACCATTGATAATTCTTAAATTTGTTACTTCAAAATTTCCTTCTTCATCCACAACTCTAACGTGGGCAAATCCGTGAGTATATTTATTGATTGGTGCATAGTCAGGGTGCAATTCACTCAAACAAGCAACACTCCAACAAGTAACAACTTTTCCGTTAATATTAGGCTCTGTGTGTTCACTTGATTGGTGATGATGGCCACAAATAGCATTGTCTTTGGCTTTTAGATACAACCCTCTTGCAATGTTTACTGGCGACATTATCGAAGTGCCTAATTCGTGGCCGTGCAATGCAGTCAACTTGCCTATGTGAACTATCTGCTTATCGGGTATCATTGTTATATCGTGGTCTGCTAACTTCAATATACTCTCCAAATTAAACTCACTCAATCCTAATAAGTCTGGTGCTTTTTCAATCAAATAATGTTCCCATCTCACATCGTGGTTTCCTAACTTATAAAATATTTTTGCAAGTGGAAATATTTTTCTGAGGATGCTTAAAAAATCTCTTGTAGTTTTTATTTCATTGCCTAAATCTCGTTTGCGTGGATCTTTCTGAAATCTTGAAATTGCATAAAAATCAATCAAATCTCCATTTATAAAAATAGTATTTACTTTTTTTTCAAAGCCATACTTCAAAGCAATATTAAGGGCAGTTAATGAATGATATGGTAAATGAATATCATTAATAAATAAGATGTCATTGCACTCTTTTGGTAGTTTGTATGCTTCGTAGTGTGTTTCTAATGAATTGGGGAGGTTGTAAGTATTTCTTTGCTTACCTGTAACATTTTCAGCTAACGATAAAAACTCATTTTGATTGTCAAATTCTTTTTTAATTTCCTTTACAAAACTCTCAACTTGTTTTTTTGAGTTGTTTGGCTTTTCCGAACTACTTTGATTGCAGTATCTTTTTGCAGCACATCTAATCTGATTGTATTCATCCCTATTGGATGTCCAATACACTCCTAACTCATTAGCTACTTGTCCCGGTGATAGATTCGGTTTTTTTGCTAATACACCTAAAATTTGTTCTTTGAATTTCATAAGTTTTCATTTGGTGGATTGTCTTGTTTTTTGTTTTTTTCTGATTGAAGTAAATTAAATCCTGCCGCAATAAAAAGAGGCGAAATAAATAAAATAAAATCCGTAATAGTTGCCTTGAGAACCACCAAAATAAAGAAAGTCCAATACATAGCAAGAATGGAGGTAACGAATAAACTACGCTCAATTTTTTTGCTACTAAGGAAACTTTTTTCACTGCTAAAAGTTCTGTAAAAATCTCTTAAAGTATTTAGGCTTATATTTTTTATGAATGTTCGCCACATTATGCAGGAAATTTAGACATTTCAAAGTGCATTCCATCGCAACGACCAAAATCATATCCAGCAATCAATCCACTATCCCTTGCAGTTTGCTGAAATAACTCGCTAAATGGTTTCAATCCTCTATGTATAGCTTGTGTTCTTGTTAATCCTAATGGGTTTTGTGTAGGGTTTAAATCAACCGCTATTCCCCAAGTGTGCATTGAAATATCTTTTTTGCTACCTCTAATTAATCGAGGCATAAAACATTCATCATTTGAATTTATTTCTTTGTGCAATCCTTTACGAATTAACTCATTTAAAAACTTTTCATAAGTTGGTTGAAAATCTCTATTTATGTAAATTGATTTTCCCAAACTTGGTATTAACTCTCTTATTTGTAAAGGATAATTCCAAATAGTCATAAATGCCTTTTCAAATTTTCCTCTTTCATCTGCTGAGGCTAAAGGGTTTCCGTAACGTGCGATTAATTGGGATTGTTTCATAAATTAGTTTTAGCGTTCATTTGTTTTGCCTCCTCCTCCAACATCCTCAAATTGGCTTCACTCTCAGATAATACTTCAAATAATTCATCGTATGAAATATTTTTTGTAACTCCATTTAATATTAGCTTTGCCTCCCTCTTTTCGGGATAGTTGGCAATTACTCTATAAGTTCCGTTTTTGTAGATTGCCTGTGGCCCTTGTGTGTAGTTTCTTGGTTCAATTTTCATAGTTGTTTTGTTAATTGTTTTATTGTTAATTTCATTTCTTCATGTTCGTCTTGAATTTTTTCAAAGTGTTGCATAATCGGCTCCATCCTTTTGATAGCATTTTTCGTGTCGCTAATAAACCCGGCATCATTGTGTAATTTTTGTGTTACCACCGCTTTAAACTCTGCAAAATCTTTGATTAGTTGGTCAATCTTATAAGTGTTGAATGCTTCCAACTCCTTAACTTTATCGTGAATTATTAATCCATTTTGTTCAAGTTTTTCAACTCTTCTAATTATGATGTCGTAAATAATTTTTACTAAGCCAAAAGTAATGCCTAAAATCAAGGCAACAATACCAAATGCTATTGAGGATGTAATCATAATCTAAGAGTAAAAATGTATTTAAAATATAACTCAAATGTAGCCCCAAATAAGGCTCTTAATAATATAAGATGTACGATTGCCTCCCTAAGACTAAAATCTTGCAAGGAAACAAAAAATAATGCTAAAAAAATAGTGTTTAAAAATATGAATTGACATAAGTGCCATCCATCGGTGAGAAAAACAAACAATGTTGAACTGAATGGATAATCTTCTCCAAGTTCAGGCTTTCCATCTCGCCATTTGTTTTGCCAACTATATTCTGAGTTCCAAAATCTATGATTTAACTTAGAAAATATACTCTCATAAAAATGAAAGTTTAATTTGTCCATCGCTGCTTTGGCAATCGCTGAAACTATTATAAGTATGTAGATGTGGCTAATCATTGATTATAGCGTATAATACCATTGCAAACAAATGTAGCACTAATGCAAATGCTATTAGTAAAGCTGTAATTCCAAAGGCATCCTTA